TGTAGACATAGCCTACCCCTTACAGGTTCCAGATTGCGTCGAGTTCTTCTTGGGTGGTACAGGCGTTGATCTGTGCAACGCGCTCTGTGTAAACCGTATTAGCCGCCTGCACAACTGCCATATCCATATGCGAATCAGGATCCGGGTCAGTTTCTTTGTTCATCTCGGTCGTGATGACTTGCTGATATGTGTTGTTAGCCTCTGAAATCAGCATACCCTTGCGATCGTCCACGGTCAGGTAGCCAATCTGCCAGCGAATCTCAGCCGGGGTCGGTGCCAGATCAATGACGTGCCCATTGATATATTCACGCATCGGATTAACTTCCGGCGTGATCTGGATGGCTTCGCGCCAGCCACCTTGTGTGTCAAGAATGCCTTGTGACGGTTTGTAATCCCATACGTCCAGAACTTGATCGCCCTTGGCGCGGATCCAAAAACCTGTTGCAATAACGTCAGCCATTTATAAACTCCTTAAGTTGTTCAGCTACTTGTTTCATAGGATGGTCCCAATCGCCGTGAACCTGCTGTCGGAACAGTTTAACGCTATCGTACCATTCGGTCGAGCATCCGGGTTTTGCCCACAGGTAGTACGGTAGAACAGGCACGATAATCCATGTTGGCACACCCATGGCCGCCGATAGGTGGGCTACAGAGGTGCATGATGTAATCACTAGATCGCATGACGCAATTGCCGCACGAGTCTCTTCCCAGTGACCGAGCGGTACTTCTTTAACCCAGTACGGTTTGTTTTCTGCACCTTCATCGCGCTGTAGCGATATGTATTCAGCGTCATGGCCACCAACTGCGTCGAAGAACTTCATCGGCGGGAACAGACGGTGTTGCTCGTGTTCAAACTGGGGGTTGCCCTGCCAACGCAACCCAATGCGTTTCTTTTTGCCTTTCGGTACGTCAGGCTTGCTGATATAGGCACCGCCACGAACGTCTTTGTATTCCAGCTTTAACGGCAACACAGCCGACATGCTTGGCACCCAGAAGTCATGTACGACACCGAACATCGCTTCATGCTGTACGACAGCTACAACGCCAGGGATGTCGCGGAACAGTGTTGCCAGTTGGCCTGAACAAGCCACGATAACCTGACATCCTTTGTCTACTATGTAGCGGATAAACCCAGCGCCGTGGATCTGATCGCCAAACCCGCCTTCAAGATTGAGAAGCACAACGCCTTTAGATTCACCGTCCCACATTGGAGTCGGCACTTTTGGCGGCTCGTTACCGTAAACTTTTTCAATGCGGCCACGGAACATGTCTTGCGAACCAGCAAGCAGATTGCCGTTCCACATCTTGTACCAACCACGGTTAAACGCAGCGCGGTGATTCCAAGGCTCTTCTCGCTCTATCTCTTGAGCGAGCTTCCAGCCTTCCGCAAAGTTACCCATAAGACCAGCGGCGAGCTGCATGTCCAGCTTGTGAATCGGGCGGCTTGATACTTTTTCACCCAGCCAGAAGCGCGGCTGTAGGAATTGATCGTACGATTTGCCAAGCAGCTGTTTAGTATCTGCCGAGCTGGAGTAGCGCTTCAGTTCTGGTTTGATGTCATGCAGACCTTTAACCTGCCAGACTTCTTCGTCTAGCTCTTTCAGATTTGAGCCGTCGATCTCATTGACCTTGTAACCATCAAACGGTTCAAGCTCCAGAAACTCTTCTACACGTCGCAGTTGGGCTATTGGGTCGTTGATTAAGTCGTCGTAATCCACGCACAGGATGCACTCGGGTGCAAAGCTATAACCCGTTTCCAGTGTTTGGTACGACTCTTTTAGGTGGTTAATCAGCTCAGAATCACGCAGGAACTCGTCTTCGTCTTCAGGCTTAGCAACACGCACGAACGATGCGGCACAGTCTGGGATGTTGCGAACTGTAGCCACAATCTTAGGCTTGTGACCCAGAACCATTGCCATAGTGCGTATGTTAACGTCTGACGCCCAACCACGTGCTTTATCCAAGATAACGGGCTTATCTATGTGATCGTACTTAGTCTCACAGATATTACGCAGGATCTTCTGGATCTCACGTTCCGCAGCTTCTTTGTCAGGCTGGGCCTTGACAGACATCGCATCAGCCCAAGCTCTAAGCGTACCGACAAGGATGTCTAGCAAGCCCGATGTGGAAGACGCATGAAGCTGCGGGTGTTGGTTGAGAAGCGCTGCAAGCACAGTGCTGCCTGAGCGCGGAAGGCCGGATAAAAAGTAGATGTTTTTCATCTGGTTAGTATATTAAATTAACCGGGAACGTAGTTTTGTTGAAACGCTAAAGCTGAATACCAACCAAATTGCGGAGATGTCCAGTATGTTCCTGACCCAATTTGAACTGGCGAGATCGTGCTGGACGAATATGTAATATTTTGACCAAGTTCCCCATAACCGTTTGATCCCCACGACCACAAAGTTCCATCAACTTTTGTTGCCAATGTTGCAGCCTGTCCAGCAGCAACACCGCGCCAATTTGTCATTGCCCCCACTTGAACCGGGGATGAACGGTTTGTAACAGCGTTAATCCCTAATTGACCGCTGGCATTATACCCCCATGACCACAAGGTACCATCTGTTTTTATAGCCATGGTGTGTAATGCACCACAAACAATATTAGACCAAGTTGTTAGCGCACCAACTTGGACTGGAGATGATCTATAAATGGTTGGGTTTATATTTAAACCTAATTGGCCTTGATTATTATTGCCCCATGACCATAGAGTTCCGTCAGTTTTTACTGCAGCTGCGCTCGTCGTGTTACACGAAACAATTTTCCAATTTGTTAATGACCCTACTTGTGTTGGCGAATTAATATTGTTTGAATAAGCAATGTTTAATCCAAGCTGGCCTCTTAGATTTGACCCCCAAGTCCATAAAGTACCATCTGTTTTTATGGCCGCACTAAACAAATCACCGCCAGAAACTGATGACCAGTTTGTAAGATTTCCAACTTGTACTGGAGATGATCTATCAACGGTATCAAGTTGACCAAGTTGCCCCCCAGCATTCCAACCCCAAGACCATAATGAGTTGTCTGTTTTAATGGCAAAAACATGGTTTGATCCTGATGCAACTATAGACCAATTGGTTAACGCGCCGACTTGAACCGGAGAAGATGCGTTGGTGAGGTTGCTTCGCCCAAGTTGACCATACGTATTACCACCCCAAGTCCATAAACTTCCATTATTAGTTACGCCAACAGAATTATATGTTCCCATTTTTACTAATGACCACGTTTTAAGTGATCCGACTTGTACGGGGGAAGATCTATTGACCACATTGTTTTGCCCTAGTTGACCAGCAAGATTTCTGCCCCAACTAAACAAACCGTTGCCAATAAACACACCCGGCCAATTCTGTGCACCGGCAGCTTGCATCTGTGATTGTCGCGTCCATACGCCGGAATATTGTTTCCACTGTGCCATATTAGTGCCTTATGATCGCTGAATTGCCAAAGAGCTAAGTCTGCTACAAATTGGGTTTGCCCAACTTGCTATGGCCCCAATTTGCACAGGAGATGATCTATTAGTAGTATTGTTTTGCCCCAATTGCCCGTAGCCATTATTACCCCAAGACCACAAAGATCCGTCTGTTTTAGTTGCAATACTATGTGCGTACCCTGCTGAAACTTCAAGCCAAGTATTTAACGTACCAATTTGAACTGGGGATGATCTATTAATAACGTTATTGTGACCCAATTGACCGTTATTGTTTTGACCCCAAGACCAAAGAGTTCCATCTGTTTTTACAGCAAAACTTGAATACGATGACGGCCCTGTAAATGCCAACTTCCAGTTTGTCAATGCGCCTATCTGTACGGGAGATGATCTAAAAATCACCGTGTTATCGCCAACGGATCCCACAATATTTACACCCCATCCCCATAAAGTACCGTCTGTTTTGTTTGCTAAAACAAAACGCTGTCCAGCTGAAATATTATTCCATGTGCTCAACGCACCTATTTGCACGGGAGATGATCTACGTATGGCATACGTTCCGGCAGTAATGTTTAATCCAAGTTGACCATTATCATTATTTCCCCACGACCACAAAGTACCATCTGTTTTTAAAGCAACAGAAAAATCATACCCCGCTGAAACATTTTTCCAATTGCTTAATGACCCAACCTGTACTGGGGAGCTTGCCTCGGTTGTATTATTTGTTCCGCACTGCCCCCAAGTATTTCTTCCCCATGACCATAACGTGCCGTCAGTTTTAGTTACTAAAGAATGCCCATAACCCCCGCAGGCGTTCAACCATGTAGTAAGCGCACCTATTTGTACGGGGGATGACCTAGAAATTTTGTCACTTTGTCCTAACTGCCCGTAATTATTTTTTCCCCAAGACCAAAGAGAATTATCGTTTTTTGTTGCTAGAACATGATATGAACCTGCCGCAGTCGCCAACCATGTGGTGAGCGCACCGACCTGAACTGGCGATGATGTATCTGTGGTTGTGCCTTGACCAGTAACTCCATTTCCACCGGAACCCCAAGACCATAATCCGCGATCAGTTAGTGGCCCCGGAGTTAATGGATCAAAAAATGCCTGTATGAAACCGCCTTTGTAGCGCCAACTCATGATGGCTCCTTACGAGCTGATTTCTTCGTAGCTGATAGAGAACGTAATGCCGTTAGCCGTGCCGCTGGTTACGGTGATGCTGGTGCCTTCTTCCAGATAGATAGCCGTGGTTTTATCAGTGATAATCAGCGAGGCATCTGCAGGGACAGCAATGGTAGATGCGATTGGGTATGCTGTACCGCCAGACGGTGCCGAACCTTGAGCCACTGCGCCGTTTGTGTATATAGATACCGTAGCATCCACTGCGCTCGTTCCATTGACGTTTGCAGCGACGATCTGGTTAATCTTCAAGACCTTGCCAGATGCTGCAGCATTGGGCAGCAAAACAACTGCAGTCGTGCCAGAAGGGGTGTAATAGGTTGTCTTACCGTAGATGGTAGTGACGTTAACAATGTTGGGTGCCGCCATGATTTACTCCTTAGAAACCAAAGATCATCGCCATGGCGATGGATTTGCCGGTGGTAATGCCGCCCGACGGGGTTGTGAATGTTAAATTACCTGCACCGTCCGTTGTAACAACTTGACCATTAGTGCCATCTGCTGCGGGTAGCGTCAAAGTAAGATTAGCCGCTAGCGCGTCTGGGGCTTTAAGTGCAACGTAGTTGCTCCCATTATCTGTATCTTCTGGCAACCGGATTGACGCCCCAGAAGTATTGTTACCAACGACTGCTAGCGGGCTTGCTAAGCTCGGAATACTAGAAAATCCTAACGTGCCAGATCCATTAGTCGTAATCGCTTGACCGTTCGTACCATCTACTGTAGGTAGCGTAAATGTGGTAACAAACGTCTGTAAGTTTGAGTCGTACGCCAGAACTGTAGTACCAATAGCTCCCGGAGTAAGCACGTAATTTACAGCGTTGTTGACATTCGTACCGTCGCAATACACCAGCATCGAGTAGCCATTTGGCACCGATACCCCAGTACCCGCAGCGGTCTTAATTGTTACTGCAAACCCACCAGTAACGTTGTTACTGACTACGTACAACTTGGTTTTGGCTGGGCAAATAACTTCTGCGGCTGCGCCCGGAGCGCCCGAACAAATCAGCATCGCGCAGCGAGCTTCGTCCGTCGTACCGTTAGCGGTAGTAAGTGTATGCGCCGGAGGAGATCCCGCCCATGTGTTAATAGTTGCGGCACCGGCAATGGCTTCTTCAACCATCGACGTAATGTTATCGTTTACTACGTCGCCCCACGTGCCGTTCAGCTCGCCTGTAACTGGGAGCGCCAGCTGTAGGATCGGTGTAAATTGTGTGGTCATGATCGTCCTTCGTTCAATTAAGTGTTGGGATATCTACCCAATCATCAGTTTCTGCAGTGTTGTCTAGCTGCCAACCGGGGTTTCCGGAGGTGTTGAGGTTGCTCCATGCTGCAGTATCTGAATCATTTATAAGCTCCCACAGTAACCGGCGTACGAAGCTGTCTGCCGCTTCCGCATTTTCTACTATGGTAGCGGTAAAATCAACCGATGTGTTAACTTCTTCTGCTGCGGAATTATTTTCATTAATACGTACCGCAAAATCTACCTTTGTGGCAGTTAAATCAGTAGTTTCCGCGGTTTCAGCCACAGATACACCAAAACCTTGAAGCGCTAAAAGTGAATCATCTCCGCTAACTGCATCAGACACGGATCCCACAAGAGCTGTAAAACTATAATCTTCGTCTAGTGCATCCGCAGATTCTTGTATTTCCGTCGAAATAGTAAAGCCACCTGCAAAATCTTCTAAAGCATCGACTGTTTCACTTACTATTCTGTAGTAATCAAGTGTAGCAAATACTAAATCGTTAGCATCTACTGATTCTGATGCCGTCCTAAAATAATCTGGAGTGGCGTAAACAGCGTCTGACGTATCTGTTGCCTCCAGAATCTTAGAATTTATATTAGCTACACCATAAACGGTATCGGCAGAACTCGAACTTTCTGATACAGAAGCGTTTAAATTACCACCTGCTTGTACTATATCCGTAGCTTCTGTAGTTTCCTGAATAGTACCTACGAACGTAGCTAACGTACTTACAGTGTCTGTTGCATCGGCGGCTTCTGTTGCGGATCTATCATAGACAGACCCGCCCCAAGCGGCTTGTCCCCACCAACCGGAACCCCAACCGCCTTCAGCCATTTTAGCCAGCCACTAAATCGTTTTCATCGAACCAACGTTGTTGCTTGCCTTCCGGAGTATCCCATTCGATAAGATAGAAGAAATTGCCTTCTTCGTCCATGCGCAAAGCTTGAACCGGCCCTTCTGGAATAACCGCGGAGACTTTTACAACGTCACCCTTCTTAAATTTGGTTGCCATGATATATCCTTAAACAGCATTGAGGCTGAAATCGTAACGTACGTTCAACGTATCGCCGTTAACTACCGAACGATCTCCCGGAGCTTGAAAGCTGGATACTGAAAATAGTAATCCAGTGTTCGTAGTTTTATCTTGGGTAGTAGTTAGAAACGCGCCTTTGACAGTAACCGAACCAGTCATAGCAAATTGTGCTTGGGATGCGCTGTTGCTAATTACAGACGGATCTGCGGTCGTAGCGGTGCCAAATGTAGCGGTGCCACGGTTAGCGCCAGAATAATCAGTAGTTTCCGACCAACCTGTATGCGAGGCTAGCGTGTCCGTAGGATCATATGCGGTAAAGCCCGCTGCATCCACTAGTCCAATATACCATGCCGCACTATATGTAACACCCTTAAAATACTTAGTATTCATATCCTGCAGACCGGCATTAACTACTAAATTGTGGCACGTGTCTTCCCACTTCAGGTTGCCGTCTTTATCAAAACACTGAAAATGAAATACTCCACCACCTGAAGCCCCATCAAACGAACCTGTATTACGTTCAAGCGTACCGGCTACGCGGTCAATGCTTTTTGCTTTAATCTGCATTTTAAACTCCTTAAGCTATGCGAATGATCGCGGTTGCCGCGTCAGTTGCTGGAAATTTTACAACGAAATCACCACCATTAGTGGTCTTGTCTTCCCCAAATTCCAGCACTGCAATAGCTGGATTAGTAACGCCATCTGCCTTATAAATCAAAGCCCCACGAGCAGTGATGGAAGTGATAGGCCATGTTACATCAGAGAAGTCTAAATATGCGGTTGTGCCGGTACTCGTCGGTACGACAGAGACAGATAAAGCCTGCCCCCCAGCCGTATACCCCGAACCAACTGTTTCATTCGTAGTAGTATAAGATGTTGTGGCCGGAGATATAGTTGCTGCTGACGTATAAAGAGCGATCTTGAACGTCTGTGTCGTCCCCGCCCCAAAATCGAAATCGCCATTGAGCAACCCCACTTTGAACGATGTGCACATGCCTTGGGTAATCATCAAGTAACCTGCTCTCTAAATTGACCACTACGGTACGCATCCTGACGTTCTTTACCATCGCCCAGTTGTTTAAGCAGCGTAACGGATTGCAGATATAGTTTTTCGTACAGTGCAACCATATCGGCTTCGCCCTTCATGAAGCGAATGGCCTCAACTAAACAGCCGTTCAACAGCGCAGAATCGAAGTTATCACCAAGCCACGACGTGCCAGTATCTACGATAGAAGCTGGCAGGAAGAAGTAATGCAGCTCGACATTCAGAGGTGCACTGGGCGTAGGGCCAAGAATAAACGACAGCTCGTTAGTTAGCGTCGGGGGTACACTATTCGTGGTTGTTGGGCCAAAAATAGCGTAATACTTAGGAGTACCCGTAGTGTTGGGGTTAGGGTACGCCTCGCGTATCCAGTTGACGTCTTTATTCAGCAGGTAATGGTAATTACCGTTAGCGTCAACCACTGCTATGGAATACACCGAAAGAAAATCAGCCGGTGCAGCTAGGTATTTATTACTAGCTGTAAGTACTCCAGTTACGTTCTTACGTAGGTATGCAAGCTGAACAAAGTTATAAATCTTCTGCTCAGCCTGCCGTGTAAACATGGCGAGTTGATCCGGTGTGAAAGTATTTTCACAGATGTCCTCGATGTTTTGGCACAGTTCTACGTAGTTCATAACTACCTCTTAGCCCATCTTACCGCTAATCTTTTTGCCCTTAGTGGCAGCGCCAAAACCACGCATTTCAAGAACACCATGCGGGTTAACTTTGTTGCCTTTTGCGTTACCTTTGCTTAGGCCAGCCACTGCAATATCAAGCTCGTCGATGCACTTCTTAGCTTCTTCCGTTGGCAGACCTTCTTTGTATCGGCCAGCGTAAGCTTCAGCAGGTTTGTTATTGACAGCCATGGTTAGCCTTTCTTTTGGGCAGCGACTTTAGCCAAGCCACGACCCATCTTTTTCATATCGGCGTTAGTTTTGCCACCCTTACTACCGGTGGATTTCGGGCCTTTTTCGATGGATACCATCGGGCCGCTATCGCCAAGATTTTTACCTTCAGTCTTACCCTTTTTAGTGATGCCATCAGCACCGCGCTTATAAGCCATGATTAACTCCTTAAACGGTAGATACCGTAACATTACCAACAAAACCGGTGCCTGTGTTAGGACTTGCCGGAATAACTTGTGCCCGACTCTGGGGGTACCCAGTAAAATCTGGACGTGGGTTGCGGATGGCTTGGGGGTCATCCACCGGGAACATACCAAGCAGCAACTGCGGCTGGTCTGGATTCCAACACTCCGGACAAGCAAGAATGTTTACGTTCTTTGTCTTGATTATAAGCTCTTTGAGTTCTTTGCGTTTGTATCGAAACCCACAAACATCACATTCTGCAATCGCCCGGCGATCGGAAGCAAACCTATTTCCCATGATTACACCGGACGGTAGAACCTAGGAACAAAACGGACTGGCGCTTTCTCACGGTCTTCGCCAGCTGCAAGGTCGAACTGCTCCATGTAAGCCTGCTTCAGCATATCAACCCGCGGAGCTAGCTCAGGAGTTTTCATGGCGATATAGTAAGCCAATCCGGCTACAACAACCGGCAGGAAGCGGAACACGATGTCTTCGGTCTCAGCCCCAGAACCAGCATCCTCGATGCGGCGCATACGCCAGTATTTAAAGATGTAGTACGGGTCATTGATAGTGCCTTTATCCGGTACCGGCCACACAACGATCTTTGGGGCAGGCTGCAGACGACGTACCCATACCTGAATTGGACGGGCTTGGGTCTGCTTGTTAGGGATTGTGGCGTATGTAGACACGCTGATACGGCTGATATTCAGGTCAGACTGAGTGGAATAGTTACCAGCTCCAGTACGAATAACCTGCTCCAGCAGGTCGACGGTATCCGCAGGGAGGTCATATTCGGCTTGGCCTTGAACGAGAGGAACTTCACCCTCGTCGATAGTCCACATGTTGATGCCACGGTTTTGCCACTCAATCAGCATTAAGTTGAGCGACCGACGTGCCGTACGCAAGTCGTAACCAGAGCGCATCTCGCGCCCAGCCCGCTCCCACGCTTCTTCAGCGATCTCGGCAAAGTCGAGATTAAAGTCGGTCGTCCCAGTCGTGGTCATTTTTTACCCTTAGCAGCACGCATGTTGTCTACGAGATTCGGGTACGGGCGACCCGCGGCTTTAGCCGATGCCTTGGCTTTAGCCTTCTTAGCAGGGGTCAGCTTCTTCGGCTTACCCAAATCTGCAGGGCGCTTCTTGTCCCAGACCTGCCCACCCGAAGCGTATTCGGCAAAGTCCGTATTGTCACGGCGCTTTTTCGTTTTAGCTTTAGGCATCTTGCTGGGCATAATAGCGCCCATCCCTCTGCTTGACATCATAACTTACTCCTTACGAGTAATTTTACGCTTGATCTTTGTAGCGGCTGTTTCTTTGGCTGGAACCTCAGCAGGTGTCTCAACCTTGACTTCTTCCACTACTGGAGCGGGTTCAGCCTTAGTTGGAGGATTCCGGTCTGGAAACATACGCATAGCGACGGCTGTCATACGAAACGTCCCTTCGTTTTACCTTTGGTAGCGCAACCGTCAGCACGCTTGGAAGCGGTGCTGGTCGAGCCGCCAGACTTCATCTTCTTAACGCAACCGCCCTTCTTCATTCCCATGGCGGAACGGATGGCTTTTGCGGCTTTTTTCTGCCGGTCAGTATTCGGACGTAGGGACTCAACGCTACCCATATCGTCATCCATAGGAGGCATACCCTTATCAGCAGTATAGACCCCAGCATCAGCAGGATTAGGGCGAGCAGCCGGAGCAGGACGGCCAGCCACAGGGCGACGCTTACCACGCAACGCCAAGGATTCAATAGAGCCCATATCGTCGTCTGAAGGAGGATTGCCCATATCTGCAGTATAAACATCGCGTGCCATTTAGATCACCTTACCCTTAGTTTTACCACGAATAGCGATGCCGTCGATAGCGCCGCCTTTGGCATACTTCTTAACGCAGCCACCCTTCTTGAGGGTGGACATATCGGTTTTCTTACCGCCGTGCATTTGCTTGTCGTGCAGGCCGATGGCCTTTTTCATCATCTTCTTGTCCTGCGCTAAGTCTTTCTTATCCATGGTTTCACCCCCTTTAGCGAATTTTTTACCTTTATCGGCAGCGTTAAACTCCTTGGCAACGCTGACTGGAACACCAACCTTCTTGGCAAATGCCGGGTTATGCGCCGCGGCTGCCATTAGGTTACGTTGTTTTTTACTTACAGATGGCATGACCATGCTCCCTTATAACCGTGTCCAATTTAGCATCCATCTTATCAAGGCGCTCGTCGAGTCGCTTAAACAACCCTTCCATGTCCTCTTTAACTTCTTTACGAGTGATATGGTCACGTGCAATTTCTTCACGTGTGCGGTTAATCAAGATACTTAGTCGGCCAAGTTCTTTGAACTTTTCGTTAGCGATATACGCCATGACACCCACCAAAATAGTAAGAACGAAGTTCCAAATCAATCCTTCAGTCATTTGCAGTTCCACCTTTTAAGTGAGGCGGCCTTGCGTGTAGGACGACCTTTTTCATCTTTCATTGGGCCGGGCATGCCAGACATGCGTGCGCAGAACGACTTCCGGCGAGCGGCGTCTTTTTCCGTCTTCGGATTTGGAGCGGGAGCCTTAAGATTAGAACCGGTAGCCTTGTTGTACTTGGCGCGACCTTTGGCAGTCAAACCCGCCCCCTGCGAAACCGGAAGCTTTTCGCCACGGCCCACTGCAAGGGTTGGGCCTTTTTTCTTGGCTGCCATGTCCGCACCATTAGCCGTAGAACACTGTGGCAGTCATGCCAGCAGCGGTAGTTACGTTGACGCTTCTCTCACAACGGATGCCTTCACCGGGGATAACAATGTTCAATGTCTGCGCTACAGCAGGGGCTACGAACGAAAACTTGGTGGTGCCGCCAACGCCGTCTTTAATGGTCAGTGTGCCCCCAGCTACCGGAATCGACACAACAATACCCTTAACACGAGCCGGGCCAGCAAAGGCCGCCGCATCAACTTGTCCAGCAGCAATCGCAGCGGACTTTACATCAGTTTGCATACCCATGATTAACTCCTAAACGGTCAAAAGGGGGCCGTAGCCCCCGATCTATTAAGCTGCGAGGATTGCAGTGCTAATAGCCAACCAAGGAGCGTTCGGGTTGCCGTTGCCAGCCCACTGAACAACAGTACCAGCAGCAACAGTAACGCCAGCAGGATTGCCAGACACAGGTTGTGCGCCCGTACCCTTGAGTACGTGAGCAACAGCGCCGTAGTTCGTAATCGAACCCTCAATACCATTCAGCTCAGGACGAGCGGTTTCAGGGCCAGTCCAAGTGTTAACGTATTGCGGCAGGGTTACGTTCGGCAGAATAAAGTTAACCGGAGCAGCGGGGCCGCCATCAGCGGGCGACAGAACCAGAATACGGGCACCGGGATCTTTGATCTGATAATCACCAGCAACTACATCGGTTGCGCGAACGTAGGTGATAGGAACGATGAAGCCGGTAGTCGAACGCCATGGGCCCGAAGCAGTAGAAATAGCCATTTTGATTCTCCATACAGTCAGAGCTTGCTAGTTGGTATGGCATCTGCCGGGGCAGTCTAACAAGCCGGTTCACCCGGTCTATAAGAAGTTTACGCTTGTTTTATGCTGTGTCAACTAGCTTGTTGTACTTTTTTAAATTTTCTTCTTGAGTCATGACTTGTAAATTCCAAGGCACGTGTAGTCCGCATACGTCTGGGTGTACCAAAGGTATTTTATGGTCTACAACGTAACGCTCGCCAGTTAACTTGGTTAGCCGCTGTGCTCTAAGATATAACCCACGTATTTGTTTTTTCTGTTCGTCGCTAAGCCAAGGCGGTGTAGCTTCGCGGTGCCGGCGCTTGCGTAAGCTTGTTTGAGCTTTAGTTTGTTCTGGGTTTTTATCACGGTAGGCTTTCTTATGCCGACGTTTTTCTTCCGCGGGACGCGAAGCAGCACGAGCAATAACCATTTCTTTGTTTCGCTCGTAGTACCTTCTACCAGCGGCCCTGGATGCTTCTGACTTGGGTTTTTCTTTGCGCTTGTTGTTGTCGATTGCCCAGTCTTCTTTCATGCACTCTATGCAGCAGCCTTTGGTTTTACGTGGGGCTATATGGCCGCGAGTACATGGTTTGCCAGTGAAGTAGTGGGTTGCACCGGTGGCCTTGGCTTCGGCGCGGGTTTTTGGGTAGTCCATATCGTTCTCCTAGTTTACGATACGGGTAATGATACACCAAAGAAAAACCCCGCGCAAGGCGGGGTTCCAATCTTGGGTAAACCCTTGATTTATAAGGCTTAAGCCCCAGCCGAGCCGAAAATCCCGAGGGGATCCGACACACCAAAGGAGTAGCGCTCACGTGCTTTGTAGCGGCTGTTTCCGGTGTCAAAGTCGGCGTCCATTGACGTTTGCATCGGAGTGCGAACGAAGTGCTTCAGGCCGTTAGGAACGTCCGTCAGCAGGAACCAAGCATTGTTGTCGGTCAGATAGTGGTTGATGGTGTAGCCTTCCGGCACCGAGCCATTGTTCTTAATGGCGTTGATGTCGTTGTCAGTCGTACCGACGCGGAGTTCGGTTTCGAGCAGACGAGTTGCAACGAATTGCAGCGACGGCGGAACCACCAGCTTTTTCGGCTTAGCGGCGATCAGCAGGCCACGTTCGTCGGTCCAAGCAGCGATCTGAATAACGGCGGCTTCAAGCGAAGTCTCGTTCAGGTCAGCCGGAGCAGCGAAAGTGTTGCTGTTAACACCACCAGAAACCAGCGGATGCGAAGTCGAACACAGAACTTGGCCGTCACCGTAGGTCGGGCCGCCAGTGAAGGCGTTGTTCAGGATTGCGGCAGCCTTGACTTGCTTGGTGTAAGCCATGCCACGGGCCAGAGCCTTGGTGTAGCGAGCCGACAGCGAGTCATACAGGTTGTCTTCGATAGCTTCTTCGGTGAGCGAGAAACCCATAGCGATGGTTTCATGCACGTAGCGAGCCGTCCAAGCTTCTTGCGCGTTATCGTAAGCGATAGCAGCGCCTTCATTCTTGACCGGAGCTGCGCTGAAGCCAGACAGCTTGGTTTCTTCTTCGAACGAACGCTCAGAGGTCTCGGTTTCGTAGATCTCTTTGTGTTCTTCACCGTACTTCTTGTACTCCAGACCGAACAGGGCGTTCAGACCGGGCAGAAGCTCTTTAAGCAGTTGTGCGCGAGAAATTGCCATGATCTAAACTCCTATTAGTTACCGGTGCCAACGCGATACGAGTGACCACCTTCGATCACACCAGCGTTTGCATACGGTGCGTTAATCTTAACGATGACTTCCGGATACAGCGTGTTGCCGCCCGAAACGTATGCAGTGTCAGGCACCACATCAACGATACGGACAGGGAACGAAGCCGTAGCAGCGGTAGCATCGAGCAGGCCGGTAGCAGCGTCGCCAGTAGTGGTCGAGCCACCATTGTCAACGAGCTCAGCGTTTTCGCCGATAGCCGAGTACTGAACACCCGAAATCGCGGTGCCAGCCGAAACGACAGCAACCTTGAACAGGGCATCAGGATCATCCACGACATAGCCTTGGATGGTGCCGCTCGGCGGGGTCAGACCAGCCGGGCAGTACTGAGCGAAGATCTGCTGGCCTTGGGCGTTAACGTAGGTACAACCCACGAACACACCAACAACACCAGTAGCGGGCAGAGCTGCACCGGGGGCGACACGAATAATCGTACCGTCGGTATCGCGCTGAACCAGATCACCAAAATAAATTGCGTTGACAACACCAGATGCAATTTGCATCAGGCGAGTCGAACCCGCATACGACTGACCACCGATCAGGTTGACCGGCTTCAGACCATAAGGGGCCGAAATAGTCGGATAAGCCATAATGGACTCCTAAAATTAAGAACCTTTACCGAAAGTGACCTTCGTTTTCCGTTCATTGAACAGGGGCATACGAGGATCATTTTCACGCATAAAATTGTTATCGACCGAGTTGATTTGCGCTTCAGCTTGTTGCTGATAGAACTCATTGCGTTCTTCAACTAACTCGATAGGGGCTTTGCAGAGCATCAGGCCGCCGATAACGATATTGTCTTTGAATCGCTCGGATTCGCCGCCAACAACGAATATTTCGGGGTGATCTGAAGCTTTTACGGGTTCCCAACCCTCACGAAGTTTGCCGGAAACGTTCATGGGATCAGCTTCGCCTCGCGTGCTGATGCGTACCCAGTGGTAGGAGTAGCCGGGTTCCGGGTTCGGAGACGGCAGTACTTCCGGTCGATTCCACGCACGTTTGCGCGTAGTCTTTTCACGGGTTTCAAGTTCACGATTTAGACGATTCTCAGCCATGATTTTTCCTCATTTCTTCAGCAACCTGTTTGGCGTAAAGTTCCAGCGGAACTCCTAGACGTTTAGCGATAGCAACTTGTGTCCGCGTCAGCACGATCTTCTTGGGTGCAGTGCTGCGAGTTGCGGGAGCTACCACATTAGAACGTTTGGGTTTTTCCTCTGGTTCTGGTTCTGCTTCTCCGAAGGATTCCGGGAAGACTTGGCGCATACGCTTATTAATAGCGTCGTAGTATTCGTCGCTCCGAGGATCGACGCCTTGCTTGACTAGCTTCTGATGCAACCCCAGCGCGAAGCTTGTCATTTCATCGTCAGTTCCGAACCAGCTGTTGTCTTGTCTCCAAGCCTCGGCTTTTTCATCTACCGTCGATGGTTGTGGGGCGGTATATTCGCTTTGTACTACTGATTTTTCTTCCTGTAAAGGGGTAGGCTTGAAATTATTTACCTTTTCTGCCTTCATCTTGGCAGAGGTTAATTCTTCCTGTGCGGCCACTACAGCGTCTGCATCGCCAGATTCGTATGCGGCTTTGTACTTCCGCTTAGCATCTTCCAGCTCCGCGGCCACTGTACGTTTGGCCTGCTCAACCAGTAGTTCCTGATTCTTGTTAACGGTACCTTTTAGTGTCTGGTTTTCTTCAACCAGCTTCTGAGCGTAGGCTTCCAGCTCCTGACGCTCACGAAGTGCCTGTTCTTTGGCACGGCGCTCATCATGGTAGCCCTTAGTAAAGTGTTGTAAACGCTTACGAACCTTCTCAGAATACCCTTCAAGTTCTTCGTCGGTGACTTCTTCCGGGGGTTCCGAAGCCTTGCGGTTCCGATCCTTCGGAGGGGTGTCATCCACGACCTCAATTTCTACATCATCTTTTGGCTCTGCAGCCTTACGAGATGCCTCCGCTGACTCAAATTCGGCCCGGTTTCCCTCGACCTCAATCTTGAGTTCATCTTTATCCTCGCCCCCTTCCGGGAACTCGAACGTTATTTTTTCCATACCCATCATTTACTCCTTTTCGCAGCCTTACGCGCTGGTTTTTGCTTGTCTATAGCACAATTTAGCTCCTGTTGTAGCTGGCTAATCTGCGCCCGTAGGTGACAGATGTATACGTCTTTATCTTGGTCTCTGGCTTTTACCGTGGCTTCAATACGCTTAATACGTGCTAAAGCTGCAGATAACTGCGAACCAATTACTTCCAGTTCGTACCAGAGAAACTCGTCGGTAACACCATTACATGTAACGACTGTTTCCATACCCCTCCTTATGCACGCACGATACCGCGCGGATCGGCGACGACGGCTTGGATGCTATCGTCATTCATGAGGCGGTATTCAGCCCCGTTTACTTTGAAGCGCGTACCCGTATTCGGGCGGAACATCACGAAATCACCAATCTTGCACCACGGCCCGGTAGGGAAACGCTCTGGATCGGCGTAGGCTTGGTTGCCCATGTCAATCACCGCGCCCATGCTGGACAGGATGTATTCTTCTCGCTGAGAGCGATCAGGTTTAATGATGCCCGATTCGTAGGCTTCCTCAACTTTCGGGAGCGCCACCAGAATCATGTAGCCCACGGGTTTCGGAAGTTGCGCTTCCATTTCTTCTTCAGTTACTACGACTTCATCAGTCATCTTCGTCTTCCTGTAGTTTCGCAAGGTCTTGGATGATTCGACCTGCAGCTGCCAGACCCCGTAGGTAGCCACAAGTTTCACGGTATCCGGCGTAGTCTTTAGCTGCACCATCAACCATAAACTGCATGGAGGACAGCTTGGCTTCCTCCAGTTTTTCTATAAGCACGTCAAAGACGGTTTTTGCCATGAGTTACTCCTTCTTCTTGGCGGGTTGAGATTTCACATTGGCGTTAATAGCCGTTTTGATGAAGTCGGCTTGGATGCGATCCTTAGCCTGTTGATCCATTGAGCTGCTGCGCTTGTCTTCCGCCTTGATCTTAGCCATGGCTTCGACTTCTTGGATCTGTACCTTCTTAGCTGCCAGCTGGGCATCGACCTGATCCTTCTGGGCCTTGCGCTGGACATCTTGCGCCTTGATCTGCAGTTCTTGCATTTGCAGCTGGAACAGCGGATCTTGTTGTTGCTGCTGGGCCTGAGTCTGTGCAGCTTGTTGCTGGTGCGCCTGAGTGAGCTGTTTGCCAGCATCTGCCAGCAGACGCGACAACTCGTACTCAATGCTTTCCGGCAGTTCTTCGTCCGGCGGCGGCAGAGTCACGCCAAGGCGCTCCTCGATCTGCTTGCGGTACTGGAAGCCGGTATGTTCAGCAATGTGTGCCTGCAGCGACGACATGATCTGCTGTGCCTGCGGGTTTTGACCAATCTGCTGAGCAATCATCGGATCCTGAAGGAACGACATATGGACAGCAATGTGGGCGTCATGATCTTGATTGAGGAACGCTTTGAGAGGCTTACCGGACAGCGCGGACATATTTTCAGACACTGGGTCTCTGGGTTTCTGATCTGCACTTGTTGGGACGAGCTTGTCTGCGTTTTTGACACCTAGAACCTCGATCATCTGACGGTGAAGTTGTGGGAGGTCGTAAATCTGCGGAGCACTCTGTGCCATCTGCAGCACGGCCTGATACTGGACGACACGTTGTGCCATCGTCGAGCTGTTAGGATCACTAACAGGGATGACCTCGGTGGTCTCATAGTCGGTCTTGCGAGCCTTGCGCTCACCCGTATCCGGCATGTAGTCGTACTGACCCGGAGCGTACTCGGCGATGATCTCTTTCAGGAGCTTGAACTCCTGCTTCATCGCGTAGTGGACGCGGCTCTGTACAGCAGCCATCGGCTTAAGCGTACGTTCGAGCAGTGCCAGCGTTGTACCTACCGGAGCGTTTGCGGACATGTCCGAGATGTTCATGTCGCTGATAGCGCCCAGACGACGACCCTCGTTTGTGATTCTGTCCAACAGAGTCAGCAGGGTCTGCGACGGCTCCTTGTATGGGAGCGTCATGATATTGTCTTTAATGCTGCCGCTTGGTACATCTACGTCACGGAACTCACCTGGTGCGATGGGTGTATCATCACCCTTAACACGCAGGCCACGAGACTTCAGACCACCCGGCAGGTTAGCCAGCGTACCAGCGTCCACCAACTGGCGAATAATTGATGTGCCAGCGCGGGCGTAGCCGCCAATAATGTGGATAAGGCCAAGACCGTAGAACCCGAATCCCGGCACGTACACGTAGTGCACGAAGTGCTGGCGCTTGATGTACTTCGAATCTTCCGGTTCCCAGTTACGACGGATTGCCAGAACTTCACCGGTGCCCTTGTCGATTGTGATGACATACGGTTTCGGCAGGTCGTCTTCTTCGTCAACCCCTTCGAGGACTGTATCGACGTGAATCTCGTAGATAGCATACCGGTCATCTTGAGTTAGCGAGTAGCCACCTTCTTCGGCTTTCTTCTTCTCGATGTCGGAGTGAAACTGTACCGGATCACCCAAGTCTACCTCGCGGTAGAACCCAGCGTCCTGCATCCGCAGCACCTCGTTCTTAGTCTTACGCATGATGTGCGTAACACGCTCAGCGCTCTCGATATGCGAGGCACCGTAAGGCACGATGACATCTTCTGCTGGAATATACACAGCGATCTGACGCTCAAGGCGCGGATCGAAGTACACCTTCTTGAATGCCGAACCCGCCAGACCCAGCGAATACAGCATGCGCTCATGCTCAGGGCGGTACTCCACCATGACTTCCGTCAGCTGATAGTTCATGTCTTCTTTGACGCGAGCTGCAGCTTCTTCCTTCTCCTTGGTAATCATACCGAGGATCGCTGTCTTCACCGGCCCAGCCGCCGGGAATGTCTCGCTCATTGTTTCTGCTTGGAAGCGAATCGCCGCCTCCGCGAGGATCGTACTGTATGCGCCACAGGCGTCTTGCCACGGCTCAGTCTTCTCCTCGTACTTGAATCCCAGCACCTCAAGACCCTTGACGTAAGTATCCACCCAGTCCTTGCGGG